GTGGATGACAGTATCCTGACGGTTCGCCAGTACGCGGATAAGTTACTGGCGGATCATCTTGCGGCTGAAAACCCGCATGATCAGTACCTGCTGACAGCGAATGCGCTGGCAGAAATCAAAGACGCCGGGCTGATTGCTGAGCTTCTCAGAAACCTCGGTTTAGGCGACGCGGCAAAAAAGACCGTCGGGAACGGTGCCGGGCAACTGCCAGATATGAGTTTCTTTTCAATCGTGAGAAGCGGAAACGGATACTGCAAATTTCCGAACGGGCTGATTTTACAGTGGGGTTTTGGCAGCTATGCGCAGCAGTCAACAACGGTGGTTACGCTGCCTGTCGCGTTTCCAACAGGTGGGTTTACGGTTGTTGCAAATAAGGGATCTTCGATTCCGCTTAAAGGCGAATACTGCGTAGGTGTGCAGTTTCGGGATAAATCTTCTTTTTCTCTTTCAAATACCGGCCCGGATACTACGCAGCAGGGGGTTTGGTGGATGGCGATAGGACACTAAATGAAAAAGTATTCACCATCAATTAACGCTTTTTACGATACCGCTATCAATAAAGTGATCCCAGATGATGCGGTTAATATTACTGAAACAGAGTGGGCCGATTTGCTTACCGGGCAGGCAAAAGGGAAGCTGATTGCCTGCGGTGCTGACCTGCGACCATGCCTGACTGAGCAGCCACTACCGACAGCAGATGAACTTATCAGACAGGCAGAAGACAAGCGCAGCAGGCTGAGGGCTGAAGCCGATACGATTATTCAGCCCCTGCAGGATGCGGACGATTTAGGAATAGCGACAGATGATGAGGCAAGCCAGCTTATCGCCTGGAAGAAATACCGCGTTATGCTGATGCGGGTGAACACGGAAGACGCTGAAAATATTATATGGCCTGAGCAGCCTTCATTAAAAAAGCCCGCATAGCGGGCTTTCTTCATTCCGGCCTGACCGGCCATGTAATATCAGGAGCCTTACTGGTATCAATCCGGCTTAGCTCCACCCGGTATCGCTTCCACTCTGACAGACGGGCGATCTCCGCATCTGTCGCAATGCTGATATCAACTGCATCCTGCAGTGGCACGATAGTCCGGTTTGCCTCATCCATTTTGGCTGCCAGTCTGCTGCTGGCAATCAGTTCCGCATTCTCTGCATCAGTTACCGGGGCAGTAAACACGCCGTCGCTGTACTGATAATTTACATCTGGCTGTTCGGGCAGCGTGGTGATATCAACCCACACCAGTGACGGGTGATAAAGTTTTTCAGGCTTCACATTCAGCGAGACTATTTCAGCAACGCGCTGATCTTCAATACGAGCATAAGTTTTCATCAGCTGAATTCCTCAATATAAATAACCCCGTCTGAACCGTAACTGCCAATGAAGGGATCGGAGCGGGTAGAGCCGCTACCGCCAGCGCCAAAGGTGTTTCTTTTGCCGGTTACTGTTCCTTCCCCGCTTCGGAAGCCGCCGCCCCAGTAACTCACGCCGCCATCACCGGAGCCGCCACGGTAGGGATTTGTGCCAGTCGAGATAAGGCCTGGCGCATCACTGCCGTCACCGCCCTGAATATTCAAATCGCCACCGACAGCCTTTCCGCCCGCGCCGCCCGCATCACCTGATGAAGTATTCACGCCGTTACCCGCCGTCAGCAAACCGTTGAATGTGCTGCTTGTTGCTGACAGGGTTTCATCGCTGCCACGGCCAACCACGCCGGGGTAAGTTTTGGTGTCGTCCACATTCAGCCAGGCGATGACCGTTCCGCCCGCGCCGCCACCTGCGCCACGGCTTGTGAAGCCGGTCCCCCATCCCAGATAGCCGTAGCCTCTGCCGCCACCGCCGGTCAGGATAATCCTGATACGTTTCGTTCCGGGCGTAGGCTTGTAGTTGATCGCGCCCGGCGTAGTAAAAATCTGCTGACCAATAAAACGCCCTGAGAATTTTTCTGTTAAACCGAGGTTTCTGAGAAGCAATCACCTGGCCCTGCACCGGGCCGCGCTGGCACACTTGCGGCCATTTGCGGAGAACTCAGCGTGCTGATTGGCTACATCAGGGTGTCAACAAATGACCAGAACACGGATCTACAGCGGATTGCGCTGCAGAGCGCAGATTGTGAACTGATTTTTGAGGACAGGATAAGCGGTAAAACCAGCGACAGGCCGGGGCTGAAAAAGGCGCTGCGCTGCCTGCAGCCCGGTGACACGCTGGTCGTGTGGAAGCTGGACCGGCTCGGCAGAAGTATGCGGCATCTGGTCATGCTGACTGAAGAGCTGAGAGAACGGGGCGTGAACTTCCGCAGCCTCACTGACAGCATCGATACCAGCACGCCGATGGGGCGGTTTTTCTTTCACGTTATGGGCGCCCTGGCGGAAATGGAACGTGAGCTGATCGTAGAGCGCACCCGCGCCGGGCTGGCCGCTGCGCGTGATAAAGGGCGCATCGGTGGCAGGCGGCGAAAGATGACGCCGGAAACGGTGGATCGTGCCAGGCGGATGCTGGCGCAGGGCGCAACGCTGCTACAGGTGTCACTGGTGCTGGACGTGTCAGTTAAGACGATTTATCGCTATATCCCGGCCCCGGAACAGAAAAAACTGCGAGAAAACGGCGCGTCTGTTGTGTCAGACACCGCACAACAGCCAGCGCGTGCCCCGTCATAGCGGACCATAGACCATAGCGGAACCCCTTCACAGGAGAACCGCCCTATGGCACAGGATTATCACCATGGCGTGCGCGTTGAGGAAATCAACGAAGGCACGCGAACTATCACCACCGTCAGCACCGCGATTGTCGGGCTGGTCTGTACCGGCGACGACGCCGACGCGGCCACCTTTCCGCTAAACCGCCCGGTGCTGTTAACCGACGTACTCACAGCCAGCGGCAAGGCCGGAGAGTCCGGCACGCTGGCGCGCTCACTGGACGCCATCGCCGATCAGTCCAAACCCGTCACCGTCGTCGTGCGCGTGCCGCAGGGCGAAACCGAAGCGGAAACCACCGCCAACATCATCGGCGGCGTGACCGACGGCCAGCGCACCGGCATGAAGGCGCTGCTGGCCGCGCAGTCCGTCTGCGGCGTAAAACCCCGCATTCTCGGCGTGCCGGGCCACGACACCAAAGCCGTCGCCACCGAGCTGCTGGGCGTGGCGCAGAGTCTGCGCGGCTTCGCCTACCTGTCCGCCTACGGCTGCAAGAGTGTTGAAGAGGCGATTGCCTACCGCAGCAATTTCAGCCAGCGCGAAGGAATGCTGATCTGGCCTGACTTCATCAGCTTTGACACCGTGCTGAAGGCAGACGCGACGGCCTACGCCACCGCCCGCGCGCTTGGCCTGCGCGCCAAAATCGACGAGCAGACCGGCTGGCACAAGTCCCTGTCAAACGTTGGCGTTAACGGCGTCACTGGCATTTCCAAAGACGTTTTCTGGGACCTGCAGGATCCGGCCACTGATGCGGGCCTGCTGAACCAGAACGACGTCACCACGCTTATCCGTAAAGACGGCTTCCGCTTCTGGGGCTCCCGCTGCCTCAGCGACGATCCGCTATTTCAGTTTGAGTGTTATACCCGCACAGCGCAGGTGCTGATGGACACGATGGCTGAAGGGCAGATGTGGTCCGTTGACGGTGCGCTGAACCCGTCGCTGGCCCGCGACATCATCGAAAGCATCCGTGCGAAGCTGCGCAGCCTGGTGACTCAGGGCTATCTGATTGGTGCGGACTGCTGGCTGGATGAGAGCGTTAACGATAAAGACACGCTCAAGGCGGGCAAGCTGTTGATCGATTACGACTACACGCCGGTGCCGCCGCTGGAAAACCTGCTGCTGCGCCAGCGCATCACAGACCAGTACCTGCTCGATTTCAGCAGCCGCGTCAGCGCATAAGGAGACGGAAAGATGGCATTACCCCGCAAACTCAAGCATCTGAACCTGTTCAACGCAGGCAACAACTGGCAGGGGCTGGTTGAGTCCGTGACGCTGCCGAAATTCACGCGCAAGTTTGAGAAGTATCGCGGCGGCGGCATGGCCGGTGCTGTGGACATTGACATGGGCCTGGACGATGGCGCGCTGGATACGGAATTCACCATTGGCGGCACTGAAGCGCTGCTGATTAAGCAGATGGGCACCACCACCGTGGACGGCATTCAGCTGCGCTTTACCGGCTCCATTCAGCGCGACGACACCGGCGAAGTGCAGGCGGTCGAGCTGGTCACGCGCGGACGCTATAAGGAGCTGGACTCCGGCGAATGGAAAACCGGCGAATCCAGCACCACCAAAGTGTCCGGCACCAACAGTTACGCAAAGCTGACCATCAACGGCGAAGTGCTCTATGAGTGCGATCTGGTGAACATGATCGAAATCGTGGGCGGCACCGACCTGATGGAAGCGCACCGCAACGCGCTGGGCCTGTAATCATCCCGGCAGGCCCAGCGCCTGCCGCTTATCTCTCTTTTTAACGGAATCAAATCATGACTGACAAAACCACGCCAAATGAAAAAGCCGTTGAGCTCGACACCCCGATCCTGCGCGGCAAAACCGAAATCACCTCTGTCACCGTGCGCAAGCCGCAGTCCGGCGCGCTGCGTGGCACCCGCCTGCAGGCGCTGCTGGACATGGACGTGAACGCACTGATCACCGTGTTGCCGCGCATTACCACCCCGGCGCTGACCACGGCGGAAATTAACGAAATGTATCCCGCCGATCTGGTCA